ACTCGCTTCGAGTGTACGCGCCTGCTCTGACTTCAGCTTCTTCACGTTCGCTTGGTGACAATGCTTTGATTGTGAATCGAGTTGCATCCTCACTCACAGACTCCAAGTCATTCAAGTCACCGCTTTGAATATACTTTGCTTTTTGTTCGTCTGTTGCCTTCACACCGGAATCACTAGTAATAACGATCTCAAGTGTTTGATCCGCGCTAGTTAAGAAGCTTAAAGCCATTTTAGTCACCAATTCCTAAACCAAGTCTAAATGGAGAGTTCCCTGCGTTTGCTTCATAAGCAGTTGTGGAGAAGTCACCAGCATATCTTGATTGAACATAATTAAGCTGTTGTCTCACAATGTCATTCCCTGAAACATCATAAACCGATGGATCACTTGTGAGCATTGCAGCAGGAAGCATGATTGCACAACCTTGACCGGTTCCTTGTGGGCCTGTACCAACTAAGACTTGGCGAACTGTTCTATTGAAGAAGTCATTTGCAATAGTTGTATTCACTGTTGACAAAGTCAGAGATAGCTCAACTTGAACATCGCTGATCTCCATGTCAGACATTGCCAAGATACTGTTGCTGTGGCCCATAGGTGTCAAAGTGTTTGTGTAGGTCAAGCTGAAGTCCTCACAATCAAGCGCTGTTCTTCCAAGCTTGTCTCCGCTTGTTGCGTTTGTGAGTGAGCTAGGAGCGCTTGAAGATACCACAACATAAGCACCTCTAAATAAAGGAGCTGCGCCTGTGTTGTAGCTTGGCTCAACAGGACCGGTGGCACTTGCATGATCATCGGTGATGTATGCTGCTTGGAAAGTGAACTCAGCCATTAAACGACCATTGTCAAGAGTGATATTCAAGCTCTCCATCACACAACCATAAGCGTATGATAAGAAGTTGACACCTTCAATCTTGAATGAAACAGAGCTTTCATAGTCGCCGGTATTGGTTCGGCTTGGAGTGTACCAAGTTTGAAGACCACGAATGGCAGTGTAAGAACTTGCAGATAAAGCTGGTGAGATTGTCACATTACTGCTTACATCTGCGTTATCTGTGATTGCTGAGTATTCAGCACGACCACTGATTGAAGTACTGATTAAAGTTCCAATATCAGCAATAGCTGGAGCGCTTGTTGGTGTATATGTATTAGCGTCAACGGCTGTCACTGTGTCGCTCTGAACACTTGGAAGCTTAGTTTTGAATCCTGCTCCTAGCAAATAGCCAAGATAGTTTGCTGTGTAGTCATCATCATCACTTCCAACAGTTGTCAAATCAACTCGACAAACGATCGAACCGGTGCGTCTTCTTACTCGACTCCCACCGCTCCAAACTGTGTCCGGCTCACTTGGTACATTATAAGAACCATCACGAGCATCATTACGCTCTGAGACAATCGCTTCACCTGCAATCACAATCGGATCACGTTCACAAGGAATTGATATATAAGTAAGGCCCGAAGATGAAGGAAGGCCTGTTGATGCATCAAGTGAACCAAAGCTTGATTCAACTGCAATGCTTAGACTTCTGTGTGTCACTGCCATTTTAAGACTCCAAATAGAGAAGATCAAAAGGAAGAATCAAGAGATAAGCAAAGACTTCACCCCTATCATCAAGTATAGTTTCAAGTGTAGCTTGCAAAGGAATCAAGCTTATTATGCCTGTTGTTGCTAGTTGGTACTGTGGACCTTTTAGCTTGTCGATTAGATCAGCGACATCTTCGTTGATTTGTCGAGTCAAGAAGCCTGAGTCATGAGGGATGTCATATCTTACTCGGCATTGAATCCTTGACCGCTTTCGACCGCTAAGACCAGCTTGACCATCATCAATGGCAAGGCCATCAATGGCAAGCTCAAAGTATCTTGTTGAGTTGGGCCTGTCTTCTAAGCTGGCAGTAAAACCACCACCGCGATTGATAGCAACAAAGCCATGATGAGAATCGGTTTTTGGACTAATCGCTTCAATGGAGTTTTCCAAGTATTCAAGCGCTGAGAAGATGCCTTGACTCATTGTAGTTTTCTCCTTAAATCAAACTCAACAGCGCGGACAAGGATGTCAACTTCTTGATCTGTTAGTCCTATAAACTCACGATCCATGTTCACACTATAGCCATAATTAGCCTGCTGAGTTAAGCCTAATTTAAAGCCATTGATTGTGGCTTGCTTTACAACAAAGTTGTTCATCATATTTCCAGAAAGCACCAAATCAACTTCAGCGCTTTCTCCCGGTGTCCCACGTCTTCGACTCTCATGCTTATATTGTTTATAACCATTTTGATAAAAGACACTTCGACCGGTTCGAGATAAACGACCGCCTTTTGGCTTGAGTCTAGCACCACGTTTTAGAACATATAAAGGTCTTGTCGAATAACCTTTAAACTGATTACCTGTTGCATCAATGCCCCTGCTTGTCCTCATCTTGATTGATGCAAGAGTGTTTGAAGCTAGGACTAAACTATCTCTTTGAGTCCAAAGTGATCTTGGAAGATTTAAATCAATTCTTGCTTGCATCAGTGTTTCATTCCTCTCTTGGGAGTAAAGAAGGAATCACTAGCTGTCTTTGAGTACCAACGCCAAGAAGCACGAAAGTCAGAAGCGCTTCCACCTTTTCTTGGAAGGACTTCCTCACCACTGTCAACAATTCCATCACCATCTAAATCAAGCGAGATAGTTGAGAGCGCTTTATCCATTAACTCTTCACAACGTGTTCTCATTGCTTGAGCTGCGTCAAGTTGGAGAGCTTGTTCATAAACTCTTGCGGATGCACAATAAGCATGAGCAAGCTTGAAGCTTTCAGGATTGAAGACTTCATCCTCTGTGATGTCGTCTGCTGTTAAAGCGTTTCTAATAGTCAAGATGATCTCGTCTAAGCTTGCCTTGATTTGTGGCTCAAAGCTTGATTGTCGTCTTGGGACCATGTCCGCAAGATTGGCGAATGTGCTGACTAATTCATCATGATCAAGACCGGTGTCGAATGGTCTATTAGTGACCTTGATCAAGCCCTTCTCGCTTCGAGATTGGTTTTGACTTCCCATGTCGGCTGTATAGCTGACAGTATAAGGATAGTATCCTGGAGTGTCTGTGACTTGTGCTGTGGTCACTGTTCCATAATACATAGCGAATTGAAGACTTGCGCTTGTGCTTAGGTCGATCTCTCTTGGTAAAGGTTCAGCCAAGATTGCTGTGGTGTCTACGATTCGAGTGATCTTTACAGCAAAGTGAGAATCACCATTGGTGATGATGAAAGCTTTGACTTGATCAGCCTGTAAAGCTGTGGCGCTTGCGCTAAGTGTCAATGTTCGTCTGTCATTAGCTAGCGCTGTGATTGATAAGTCAGATCGGCTTTGAGTGAGTGTGATGCTGACTTCAGCTTCAGCACCAAAGACTTCAAGAGTGACATCACCTGTGATTGGTGTTGGTGAGTTCCATTCGAAAAGCAAATTGTCGTTTGTTGCTACCTTGATCATGATCACCTCTTTGCTTTTGCGTTTGCTTTGGATATGTCGCTGGAACTTGCTTTGGTTAAGTTGGCCGCTTCAATGAAGCCTTCTGAAACAGGACTCCAACTATGTCGGCAGTTATAGCCACCACCACTAATAAGAACGGACATTCCTTGACCATTGTTGAGTCTGTTCATCTGTTGTTTAGATACAACAAGATTGATCAGTTGTCGACAGAATGGCCTTGTGATTCCATCTTTTGGGCCTGTATATAAATAGTAATCCAAGCCGGCTTCCTCTGCAATCGAAGCAGTAACAGAGCGACCATAAGCGCTGATCTGTGTTTTGACTTCGGTGAGTTGTCGACCAATGGAACTTTCCAACTTTAATTGGAGATTGCTTGCAATGACTGAAGCTGGAACTTCAAGCATGACATCACGCAAGCTTTCAGTGATGCTCTTCTTCACAGGTGGAAGGATAACATCCTCAAATACTGTCTTGGCAGTTATGGATTGAATAGCGTCTAAATTAGAAGCTATTGCTGAGAAGTTCATGTCTTCTTTAATTGCCAAGATTGCTTTTTGAACAGCCTGTCTTATTAAGTCAGTTTGTTCTATGAACTCATCAACAGCAAGTCCAAGTCCACTTTGAAGGATAAACTCCAACAACTGTTGGTCACTATATCCAAGTATGCTTTGAACTTTGGCTGTGTTGATTGCTGCTTCTATTGTTTTAGTTAAATCAATAGCAGAGTTTTGAAGGGCCTTAGCAAAGGCTTGTTCAGCTTTTACTTCAGCCTTCAGTTGATCGCGTCTTGCTCTTATCAATGTAGCCATCTGACCGGACTCGGCTTGCGCTTGCCTAGTCAAGTCTTCAATCGCTTCTTTGTCAGCATCTTTTTCAGCTAACAAGTTTGGAATTGGATGGCCACAAGAACAGATCATAAATCACCGGTTATCTTATAGACAATCAGTGATGATACGACCAAGAGTAGAATCAACAGCATGGAAAGTGTTGACCTCTTCACCCCAAACATATCGGCGAGTCTTGTCAAGGCTGTCATACTGACCGCTAACCATATCATTGAATGATAAGTTAAGAGCAGCAACAGGCATGCCCTTCACATTACCAGACTTTTGAACGATAGCATCAGAACCGCGAAGAATACCCATGAACAAGCTGTCACCTGTCCAAATGTAAGACTCTGAGCTAGTAGCACCAGGAACAGCAGTGTCTTGACGAGCTTGACCAACAAAGATGTTAGGGATGCCAAGAACATCACGAAGAACAGCAAGAACAGCTTCATCGTTTAAGATGCGCTCACCGCTTGCGATACCGTTGGCGCTAGTTCCAACATAACCACGAACTTCCGGATTGCGAGCAAGTTCACGGAATAATTGACGACCAAAGATCAAGGTGTCAGGATTGATACCATGAGCAGCTTCAAATACAGTGTCCTTCAACTCGTGAAGATAGCTAAGAGCTTCCGCGCCAACAGCGTTGAACTTACCGCCAAACTCATTGGTAGCGCTGTCGTTGTTAAAGTTAGCTGTACCGAAAAGAAGATCAGCTGCGCGCTTCTCGCGAGCGAGCTTCATTACGCGAGCAACCTTCTTTGCAATGCGAGCTTCTTCTGAGCCAGGATATTGGCTGTCAAAGATATCTTCCATTGCAATTGAATCGCTTGCGCTGTAGATCTTAGCTTTGAAAGTTTGGCTTGAACGATCGAAACCACCGATTGAAGTACGACTTGAACCGGGAGCACGCTCAAGGTCAAGGCCTGCACCTGCACCCATGAAATTACGAGTGTTCTCAACTAGTAGAGTTCCTGAACGCTCTGGAACTTTGATAGTCTCAAGAACTTTGTCAGCAATCAGTTGATTATCACTAGGAACAACTTCTTGGACAAGGCTTGTTAAGATCTGATCAACAGGATGTAGATTTGAATATGATGAAGCCATGATTTAACTCCTTAAGGAAGTAGATTGTTAGGGCCGGTGAACTTGATCAAGATCTGATCATTAGCGCTTGAAGAAGCTTGGTTCACATTTGGAAGGATTTGGCCGATTGCGTAATTTCCTGAAGTAGCGTGAGCTAAAACAGTTCCATTGGCGGCAGCCATAACAAGTGAAACAGTGTTTGCAATTCCACCAGTTCCAGCGATCACTCGTGATTCACCTTGAACAAGAACCTCAACAACCTCACCGCTTGCGCAAGCGCGCTGTGCAATGCCGATGCAACGAGCGTCAGTTGCTGCGTCAGTGATTGCAATCTTGCCATCGGTGGTTGAAGAAACGAGTGCGAACTCAGTGATGGCTTCTGAAGCCACGAAAGTCTTAATGATGTTATTCATGATTAAGCTCCAAATACTTTGTTGTAATA